ACATTAACATGCACAACATCATTTGTTGTTTCATATGAAATATTACATTCATCTGCTAATTTTTTATCAATTGCTCCCCAATATTCTAAAACTTCAAATCTATTTTTATAAAGCTGACTTATATTTTCTCTATCATACAAAGATGATTCATAACCTCTTGTCTGATAATTAGGTCCTGTTTCAAGACAAGCACGAATTGCACCTTCCTTAAACATAGGTTTTTCAATTAAATTTTCTAACTGCTGTTTGTTATATGAATGTCTTTGAATAACATAATCACAGTCATTAATATTTGTTGCATTTGGATCTGGATAAAAATCCCAGCAAGATACTGCTTCTATCGAGGGGATTGCTTTTGTTTTTGCAACATAAATATTATCTTTGTTACCTTCATCATCTTCAACTGTATCATAACTATGATATGTTTTAGAATCAGTAAAAGGTCCTTTTAAAATCCCTGTTCCTAATAACGACATTTCAAAAAAGACATGTCGTAAAATTGTAATAGCTCTGCTTTCTTCTAGCTGATCATGAATTAGTTTTTCCATTTGCTCTGCAGCTATTCTTGCAGGTTCAATTTGTGGAGTTCCTTGTGGCGAAGGACCTGCTTCAAATCCTAACTCTTCATAATCCTGTGCAATATTTTTAATTAAATCTGTAGCTGTTGCTCCTGGTGCTAAAGCTTTACCATCACCATCAAAACCATAAAGATCCTTAATAATATCTTTTGTTCTTAATTGATCAGGTGACTTCTCACCATTCATTTGCCCAGCTTGTGGGTTTAAATGAGCATAAGCATCAATATTTTCTGGTACCGCAGTAGGTCTTATTCCTAAAGGAAACTTTCCTTGAGAGAATAAAACTTCTATAATCTGTCCAAAGGATGCTAATACTTTTGTTTTTGTAATCTTAACAAAAACTTTTGAATTCTCGTTAGTACGAAAAGCCATTTCAGGTCCGTAAAGACCTCTATAGTTTCGATATGCCTTTAGCCAGCGTTTTTCATCATATAATTTAGAAGTCTCAGATTGCTGAAACTTCTGCCTTATATAACCGACTAAAGGATTAACTTCCTCTGTGTACGGTGTTTTAGCCATTATTTTTTCTTTTTAAAAATAGTTTTACTAAGTTTATCTCTAAGTTTATTAATAAGCTTAAAACTAGGATTAAAATCAACAGTAATTTGTCTTGCTCTATAAGCACCTTGAATCCCAGCGTTTATAAACTTTTTTCCACTAGCTACTTTAATAGTTTTATCTTCAGTATGACCTTTAAATTTTTTGTCATTTGAAGATCTTAGTTTATCCGAGTCTGTTAAAGCCATGACTAATAGTCCTTTACGTCTGCTTTTTTAAAAATCGATGCGTCTACTTTTTCTTTTTTTCCTGGTCCATCGGGTGCATTACCTAAATCACCCTGTTTGATTTTTTCATTAGGGTTCATAGTTAATTTGTCATTAGGTCTTTTAGCAACATTAGGTCCAAATTCACCTTGGCTGACTTTTCCTAAAATATCCTTACCTTTTGGGTATCCATATCCTTCTGGCATTTTTATCTCCTTGTTATTTATTAATTAATAATCTTTTTCATCTGCTAATTTAAACAGTGAATCTTGTACATGTTCTTTTCCTGATCCTTTAGGATAATCAATATCTTTTAAGGCAGTTTCAGATTCACCTTTTCTAGGTGCATCTTTAGAAAAGTCAATATTAGTTGCTTCCTGATTTGGCTGTTTGCCATCAGGTGCTGAACCAAGATCTCCTTGTTTAACTTTAGCTTTTGGATCAAAGTTTTTTTCCATTATTCTTCTCCTTCATCATCAGATTCATCTGTTTTTTCTTCAAGTTCCATTAATAAGTCTTCTTCCTTTTCATGTAACTCTCGGATATCTTCAATGACATCTTGAATTGTTCTTTTTTTTCTTTTCTTTTTAGCCACGGGTTTCTCCTATAGTTTTATTTTTTTAATTGACAATATGTTTTTAGTTGGTATAGTGGTATATGAGCCACCTTGCTCAATTGTTTGATTATCTTCAAAGCTTAAATCCGACATAATAACGGTTGTCTTTGAATTCTCTGTTATAAGCCACCCAACACTATAGCAAATTGCAGTTTTAGATTTTGCAATTTTAACAATATATTCCCAATCAGATGAACCTACAATATCTTCCCATGCAACCATTACAAGGTTATAGGGGAACTTCTTTTTATTAAGCTCTGGAAGTTTTATTTTTAACACGCTTTAGTTTTCCAGAGTTTTCCATTGCATAAAAAACAGATTTACCTTTTTTAGTTCCATACTGTTTTTTCATTGCTGTTAAAACTCTCTTTCCTTTTTTATTTAGTGGCATAATTAATATCCAAATATTCTATCCGCTGGTTGAAATTGTGGTCTGAGAGTTTTATTAAATCTTTCTGCGTAGCGTGTATGCATAGGTCTGCTCATACATCCATATCTTAATGCATCGTAAGCATGATCCTCTGCGTGTGTATTTATATCTTCTGGATTACTATCATCTAAAGGTAAAAGTGGAAAGGTACGAATTAAATTTCTACAAGTAGAAAATATCCTAAGTCCTGGTTCCTTTTTCTTTTCATCAGTAATCTTTAATCGTTTATGAATTTCTAATTTACCACTGATTCTACTTTTAGGTGTTCTATCGGAAGGTCTCCAGCGACATCCTGTTTGAATCATTGTTTCTGCAATACTTGGACCGATATCACCTCGCTTTGCCCATGTACTAGCGTCTAAGACCCCGTAGCGGATGTATTCATCCTTCTCTAGCATTAAGACTTTTCGTGCAAATACATCTGCCGTAATCTTTTGGGTATATAGTTCTCGATATATCCATAAGTTATTATCATAATCAATAGCAAACCAAAGAACACAAGCAGGAGAAGCGTAGCCCCAGTCTGCAGCACGAAATCTCTGCCAACCCTTAGGTATTTCAAAGGGATCAACAATATGTAGTGCTTTATTAAATTCAGGAAATGCTGAATCTTCAAATGCATCCCAATCTCCATCTAAAAATTGTTTACGTTGTACTTCTGGTAATGATGCCAACATTGCATAGTAGTCGTCTGTCTGCATCAAGTAGGGATTATCTTGTAACTTTGCTGGTATAAATCTTCTAGTAATTATTTTTACTCCAGTAGGAGTACTAACTTCTAGATTAAATGATTTATTGGGTTCTGTTGGGTTTACAAACATTTCACGTACCCATTGTGAACCTATATTACCTGGATTTCCTGTGGATCTCATAAACACAGGTATCCCTGGATCAACTGAACGTAATGATGATCTTAAAAAATTATATATATCTGGCGAAGGATATTGTGGTAGTTCGTCTATTCCTATCCATGTGTAAGATTGCCCTTGGTAACGTAAAGCGTCTGTCATGTTCTCTGCGTACCCGAACTCTATCTTTGCTCCTGACGGGAATCTCCACTCTTTTTCTTGCTCTCTCCATTTTGCTCCTGGAAATGCTCTGTTGTATAATCGTTGAGAATGCGTAATCAAATCTCTCAACTCAGGCATTGTTCTTCTAAGTAGTAGTGCACGGTGATGTGTCTTATCACAGTAACGAAGAGGATCAATTAACATGGCATATGATTTGCCACCACCTCTTGCTCCACCATAAAATACTTCTCGTTCTGAAGCTGCTAGGAAATCTGTCTGTGGACCTGTATTAGGTTTAAAAACAACATCCTGCTGGTGAATATGTTGTTGCACATTCTTAGATGCACTATCGATTACGTCTTGAGTTATTAGTTGCTGTTCTTTACCATCTAAAGTTTTATTAATAGTTAATAATTTCTTTTTGGTATTCTCTGCATGAGCTTTAGCTGAACGAAGAGTCTGCTCTGCTTGTGCAACTTTTTTTCTAGTTCGTGCTAGAATCTGTTTGGCTGATGCCTTTGCTTTCTTCCGAACTATTTTCTTTGGTTTTGGAGGTGCTATCTCTGATAACTCGTCTTTTAAGTCCGACATGGGAAAGGTATCTACCTGTTTTTTTATATAGCCACTTGGCTACTTCTCGATATGAGCATGTTTTTAAATAAATCTTTGCCTGTTCTAAAGCTTGTAGTTCTGATTCTATTGGTTCAATATAATCTGTATTCTCCGATAACTTATAGCCAAAGGGAATAGTTCTAGCTCTTCGTTTTATCTTTGTCAATGTTATCCTTTGCTGGTAATATAAAAATACCATGTAGGGATTTCATGTTTATGTCGATCTGATCTTTACGTACAATTCCAATCCGATCTAAAATCTGTTTTGCTGCTTCCATTCTAATGTTAGCGTGTGGTGTTGTGCCATCCTCGTCTAACATGTCTACCATTTTAGTTGCAGCTTTAGCTGAATGAGTAGCTAAGTAATTCTCAGCACGAGAAATAATCTCCTGCTTTAAATTTCTAACTACTTTTGGGTATGAATGCTCTGAATATCCTGCTAATTCTCCCGCCTTCTTTAGGTTTCCTCTGGCTTCCCCGAATAAAACGTCTAGAAACTTTTCCTGTGTACTGGTTAAGCTTCTTTCTTGAGTCTTTAGAATAGTAGAATCCATGTTTTGCATTTATAATTTCCATTAGTAATTTAAATGGAATGTCTTTTGTATTATTTTTAATCATATTTAATGGGAATCCTAGGAATTCCCTAATAAATTAATGCAGTTTAGTGATGACCTCTGTGGCATGCATGCATGCGAATGTGTACGTGTG